AGGTTGGCGAAGAGGCTGGAGAAGGCCGGCGCTGCACTGGAAGTGTTTGAGGAACAGGCTAGGCTGTCTGGCTTGACGGCTGGTCAGAAGAAGATCGAGGAGATCAACGCGGCGCGGAAAGAAATGATAGCAGGGTTCACGAACGTAGACTTTGGTCCAGGCATCGGGAACGGCATCCAGACACTCGAAGATGACATCCTCCGAGTCAATATAGCGGCTGATACGATGATCGCGAACATCAAGAAAGCTGGATCGACAGGAAAGACTGAATTTGAGACGTTGTCGACAGAAGTAATGAAACTCCGAGATCAGTTTGATCCCGCTGCGGCTGCAGTGAGGGAATTCAACGACATTCAGACAACGATGCTTGCGGCTCTGCAGCTCAATATTATTGGAGTGGAGGAGTTTGCGAATATCATCATCAAGGCACGAGATGAGATGCTAGAGCTCCAGGATCCGTTCGGCATGTTCATCACAAATCTACAACGAGAGCAAGAGTTATCAGCGCTGTCGAACGCAGAGAGGGAAATTCAGAATCAGCTATTAGCTGCTCAGACCCAACTTAGGGCGGATGGGGTTATACTCACAGCCCAACAGAATGCGGCTCTTGAAGATGAAATCAGACTGACTCAGGAGGTTAATGACCTTAACCGTGATTATAGAAGTGTTCTTGAAGAGATTAAGACACCACAACAGGAGTATGTCGATGAGATCTTGAGGTTGAATGAGTTGTTGGAGAAAACTCCGTTGAGTCAAGAACAATTCGCCTTAGCTGCGGAGAATGCCCAGGATCGGTTACTTAAGGCAATCGAGAAGACCTCAGATTCCGCGAAGTCCTTTGCTGATGAAGCAGCCAGAGCCTCGTTCAACGCCTTTGCAGAGTTCCTATTTGACCCGTTTGAAGACGGCCTTAGTGGAATGATTAAAGGCTTCGCCGATACCATCAGGAAGATGGCTGCAAACCAGCTCGCTCAACAGCTCTTTAAGTCTCTGTCCAATATCGGCGGAGGCGGAGGTGGGTTCTTGGGTGCGATCGGCAACTTCTTCGGCGGAGGGGTCCAAGATCATGGTGGACGAGGCAGTCCAGGTCAACCGGTACTTATCGGTACCGGGGCACAGCCCGAAGCGTTTATCCCAGATACTGCAGGTACTTTTGTACCCCAGCAACAACTCGCCGCAGCAGGCGGTGCCCCAGCCGCAGCAGCACCTCCAGTGGTCAACCTAACTAACGTGAACGCGTTCAGTGATCAGGATGTGGTCGGTGCCTTCCAAAGTGGAGGAGGCGATCAGGTGGTACTGAATATGGTAAGCAAGAAACGGAACGCTTTCCGACAAGCCTTAGGACTCTCATAATGCCATTCATACATGAAACTCTAGTTGCGAACGGGACGACAAGTCTGGGTCGCATTGTCTTCAATAAGGCTATCCTCGACATGCTGCTTAACGACCAGGTACTGACCATGGCGGTGAACGCTGGCGGGACTGGTTACGTAGTAGGGGAGACATTTGACGTAGTCGGAGGCACTCCGATCGGAGCGTTTGTTGCACGAGGGGTCGTGACTGCTGAATCAGGTGGGATAGTCAGCGCAGTTAAGTACATCAGCGCAGGGGCTTACTCGACCCTACCAGGCGTGACTGGAGCAGCCACCACGAACGCAAGTGCTGCTGGTAACGATGATCTGACAGTGGACTTAACGACACAAACAGCACAGTGGACTTTGGATCGGAGTACTTATACGGACGATCAGACTGACTTTGAATGGATTGTGACTTCGGTGAAGTCAGTCAACCCTCCAACAATCGGTATGGTTTCAACCACGGATTCAGGTAACGATGCAGCACAGTTGATGACAGCATCCGGCTTTGATAACGGACAGACGTTCGAAGGTCAACCAGACCGTTCTCCTCTAGCAGTGGTTCTCAATATTCCAGCCACTGATCCTGAGTTGTTCTTGTCACTCACCGAAAGACGGGCGAATATGCTCTCAAGGGATGGCAATAATGTCCAGTACGGGTGCGCGGGGTTGTTCATCCCACTAACGGACTCAGATGCGTCGTATCCCTTCCCTGGTATGTGTCACGCTCAAGCAACAAGTGTAAGGCCGATGTCAGCTTCGTACTCGAACAGTGGGTTGGGTTCTGGAAACGCAGGGGTAGTCAACCCGATGACACGGAGTACGTCAGTACCTCCATATTACTATCGAGACAACCTCAGTGTCCAATGGTTGAACATTGCAAGGATTGCGAGTAGTGGTGCTGCCGAATCACAGATGTGGCCACACGTACAAGGAAACCAGGACTACAACTTTTCTCTAGCACCCGTGGTGGATGGCTTCACCACGGATCCACAGGCCCAATCGAAGAATGGTATCCTTAAGGATAATGTGTCGTCATCAGACAATGGCTGGTTTGAGGATCCTGATGGCAACGCAGATGGTATCCAGGGAGTGTCTCCATTTGGTACCGGCGCCCAGATGTCCTTTGTTGTAACGGCACACATGATAGCGAACAGGGTTGGTGATGTCCAAGTAGTTGGGATTATCGATGGTTATGAGAATGTACACGGTGTAGGGTTGACAGCCTTTGAAGAGATCGAGAGCTTCCAGAGTGCCTCGCGCTACATTGTCTTTCCGGATACGAACGGCTCTGACCTCGGTCAGTGGGTCGCCATGGAGATACTGTAATGCCGCATGAATTTGCACTTGGTGCCTTTGAGCCTGGCGATGATGATATGGGAGACTTCATGCTCGACCGATGGCTACCGTTTGCCAGGGACGACTGCATATGGGTTGACAACCAGGCGCCGGTTGTAGGAACCAGGCCCAACATTGAGGTGTGGACTCATCGTGGCACTGAGTCTAACCCTACAGCTCCGTTCGCTCTTTACCACACATCTGATCGACACATGCACATCTTCTGCGCGGATGATATTGATATCGGGGAGGAGATATACGACCAACCGAACAATCCGGCGAATGCTCCAAGGAACACGGCTTTCACAATACCGACGGCTGGTCCAGTACCAAACCCAGTAGGTAATAGTCTGAAGTGTATGTTCTTAAACTCAGCAGTAGGGCCTTACATCGGGTATTGGCTGTTCTGCGACACGTCCGGCTCGTACATCCACTGCGTGTTGAAGGTGAGTGCTCGTGAGTACAGACACTTCCACATAGGGTTGTTGCAGCAAGTAGATGGAGGGGTTGACTTAGACCCTGCCTCTTACTATGTGACTGGACACTTCTGGGCGACACTGGATCCGGAAGCGCTGGATACCACATTTAGTGGCGGGTCAACAACTGATCAGGAACACGCACCTTACCAGGCTGGTCATAGACTTCCCTTTAGAGGGAACACCTACCAGGACGGCTCTTTCGGGAGCTACCTCATCAACTCAATACCGGGTCTACGATGCTATATGCCGGGTCTTAGCACTCACACGTACGACTGGTACCACATGAGTCCTGGAGATGACCTGACAGGTACCGAGGGTGCTGCGACGAAGTCAGTGGGTACTGTAGGAACGCCGGCAACCATCGGTATTGGAGTGACAAACTTCTACGATGCGGGTCTTGGTTCTATTCTCTTTCAGTGTGATAGGAACTTCACAGCGAACGCTAACGTTCTGGTCCCTATCTTTGTTGGTGTAAACTTCGACTTTCAAACAGCAAACCGTCTTGGCGTAGTAGCCCGGATTCCGGATGTGTTTCGTATCAACATGAGAGATTACGCACCCGAAGAAGAAATAACGGTTGGTGGTGAGACGTACAAGGTCTTTCCGATGATCAATAAGGACAACCAGAACGTCTTGGACGGAGAAGGTTACAGTGGATTCGAAGGTCTCGCTTACCGCGTAGAGACCGGCCCGGTGGTCTAAATGGCTGACGGAGCAGTTGCCCCATGGCAATTATTATTCCACGCCCCAGGTAACCCACAGCTACCAGCTTTGCCCGGTCCGGGCGACCCTACTGAAGGCCTCGAGGATGAGTGGGGCACAATAGCAGGGGGTCGGTTCGGTTCAGAACCGATCAATATCCTGGAGGTACACGGAGCAGCCCCAGGCATAGCGCTGGGCTACTTCGGAACGTATTTGAACCAGGTCGGCGGGGCACCAGCTCTAATTGACTTCGGTAACATTACGGCTGTTAAGACAAGGACAGTAACAATACATAACACGTTTAGAGACCCAATAACAGTGTCAGCAGTGGATGTCTCGCAGGTGTCTGGAGTAACACTTACTGACCCCGGACTACCCGTAATTGTTCCTTCTTTCTCGTCAATAGTCTTTACCTTTGAAGCTGGGATAGTCGGCGACCAAGCGTTTGATGGGTTGGTCACGTTTACCACAACCGAAAACCCAGTTATCGTCAGGATGATAGGTAGGCGGGTCATCGTGATGGACTTCATCCCAAGGAGTGGATTCGACGAGCAGCTGCGATTCAAATCGGACGTAATGATAAGCAAAGACGGTACAGAGCAAGCCATGTCTCTGGCCGCAGCACCCCGTTCTATGGTCAAGTATACCGTACACCAGCTTGATGATGAAGAACGCACAGCCCTCTACAACAAGTTTTATGGCTCGCAACACCTATTGATGGGAGTCCAGGCCTGGTGGCAGTTCACACCATTGACGGTCGAAGCGAGTGCAGTGGATGTAGTCTTACAAGTGGAAGATACGACAGCGATGGAGCTAGTTGCGACGTCGGAATTGTCTTTGGTACTGCCCGACAGATCCACGATAGAGGCTGAGGTGCTCTCACTAACCCCGACTAGCATTACCTTGTTCGAGGCGACTGGTATTGTCCTTCCAGTGGGTACGAGCGTTATGCCGTTGCGGACTGGATTCAATCGGAATGCACTGGAGTTAAAGACATTTCCAGTTAACGTCGAAGAGGTAGTGTTGGACTTTGTCCTCATTGACTATATCAACATAGGGGCAGTGGATCCGGACTACTTCGCAACTCACCCAGTAGACTCATTACCGATCATAGACACCCCACTTCGTGTTTCAGGTCGGAGTCGTCGAGGCAAGATAGTCAGTGATATTGACATCTTGGACAGTGAGACAGGTATCTTGTCCTCGACAAGGAGTGAACCGATAGCTAGATATTCTCAGGATGTTATAGCCGACATCAATACTCGCATAGACCAGAAGGCTTGGCGAGAGTTTCTCCACTTCCTAAGAGGAAGCTGGGGTAAGTTTTACATTGCAACGGGAACTAATGACTTACCACTGTCCGTTGACTTCTCCTTGGGTGGCAATGAGTTCACAACGAATAACTTAGGTACTGCCTCTTTTATCAACAACACAGCTCCGAGAAGGGATGTGAGGGTAGAGATAGCTGGGGTATTCTACTACAGACGGCTGAATAGTGTGGTCGATAATGTAACCTTTGAACAGTTCACGATGGACTCGGTGATACCGGGGGCGGGAACGGTGCCTGCTGCTGATGTGAAGGTGAGCTGGCTGACTTTAGCTAGGGTGGTGGGGGATGTAGCCACGTTCACCTACATGCATACCACAGAAGGTGAACTGAAATTTGAGATTAGGGGTGTGATAGAATGACCTTTGATGCCTTTGAAACTTCTGACGGCCAGCCAGTAGAGCTGTTGACGTTCGCAAACGGAACCCAGGTGTTCAGACGCACCAACGCGAATAAGCTATTGGTTGTTGGTCCGAACACCTTTCTACCTCTAGCCTATACGAGGTCGGCCTTTTCACAGTCCAATGATACGGATGACAGTAACGTCAATCTGACCACACCAGGGGACTTTGAGGTTGTGGGCTTGTACAGTGGGGCGATCACGAGTTCTTTGACCTCAGTTACGATCCAGCGATTTCACCTGAACGATCCAGCGAACGAGTTACAAATTCTCTGGAAGGGTAACATAGTGAGTATCCAACGAGTGGACACTCAAGCAGAGATGCTACTCCAACCGTTGTCGTCTGGCAAAGAGGAAACTCCGAGAGATACATACCAAAGCCTGTGCAACTCTTTCTTGTTCGAAAGCCCAGGTTGTACTCTGACTCGAACTGACTGGCGGTTCCAAGGACTGGCCGACGCAATCGATTCAACTGGTTTCTTGATAACGGTGAATGGTTTACGGGCCCAGGCTGCGATATTGGATACAGCTCAAGGCGGACCGACAGGGCCCTTGTCGTCAGACGAACTAGATACGTACTGGCAAGCGGGAATCATTGAGACTGGTGCCGGAGAGATACGAGATGTAGTGGAGGGGAATGTAGGCGGTAACCCGGATGTGGTCCGAATCATATCTCCTTTTAGAGATTTGAATGTGACGGATCCTTTGGATGTCTTTGCAGGGTGTGTCCATACTATCGAGATATGCCACAAGAAGTTTGACAATGCAATCAACCATCAGGGTTTTCCGAACGTACCAGAGGTAGACCCATCCAACACCGAACTACCAGTCGGTACGAGAACTAGCTCAGGAGGGTTTGCCTAATGTGGCTTCAACTCTTCTTGTGGGTCGTTTCTTTCGTCTTATCGGACTATTTTCGGGAGAGACTGCCGGCTCAGACTCCGGCAGGAATTGGAGATTTTGACGTACCGACGGCTACAGAGGGACGATATTGTCAGATTATCCCCGGCGGTACTATCAAGATACAAGGCCCGAACTGTGTTTGGTACGGTGATTTCGCTGCAGTTGAACGCACAGTCACAACTGGGGTTATTTTCAAGGAAGAAGAAACAATAGGCTTCACATATGAACTAGCTTTGCAGTTTGTCCTCTTCCGTGGCGAATGTACTGGGCTGACCCGAATGTGGATTGGCGATGATGAGGTGTTCAATTACATCACTGATTCTGGGGGTGTGCCACAGACAGTCGTGGATATCGATCGAGATGACCTCTTTGGTGGAGTTGATGGAGGTGGTGGATTTATTGGCAGAATCAGACTATTCACCGGAACCGTGACACAAGGAGTCTCAGCGTACTTGAATTCAAGGATTGACCCCTTGTCAGCGTACCGAGGGTTCTCATATGTGTTGATAACCAACCAGGCAGAAACAGCTGGTGCGAATATCGGAGAGTCTAACACTCTAAGACACATAAGGTTTGAGGTGCAGACTTTCTCTACCATCGCAAATGGAGGGTTAGGCAACAGATTAGGTCTGACAGGTGATATGCACATCATCGGTGAGGACGCAAACCCGATCTCAGTGGCGTACGAAATCTACTTGAACGAGGATTGGGGGCGCAACTTTCCACCATCCGACGTGAATCTGGCCAACTTCCAAGCAGTGGCAGCGGTTTGCTTCGCTGAAGGCATTGGCTACTCTGAACTGATCGATAACCTAACAACAACCGGCGCCTTAGTCGACAAGATAGCTCAACATATAGATGGATACATTGGCCCAGACCCTATTACGGGACAGATCGAGGTCACGCTTGCCCGGGCTGACTATGTCCCAGCTAATGAGTTTCAGGCTACTGGAGCGGTGCTGATCGAGACGAAGAAATGGGACAAAGGAGACTGGTCTCAAACTTATAACCAGACGCGGTGTAAGTACTCTGATCGAACAAAGAATTACAAGGACACGTACGCGGTAGCGCAGGCATCAGGTAACAGACTGATTACTGGTCGGGTCAAGTCGAAAGAGCTGGAGTATGCCGGCATTCACACAGCTGAAGTGGCTAACCTGGTGGTAGCAAGAGATTCAAGAGGACTAGCTCAACCGATATCCTCAGGTAGTTTGGTTCTAGATCGGTCAGCGTATCTTCTGAGACCGGGGTCAGTAGTGGTTTTTACAGACCCAGACGTGGGAGAAGTCGTCCCCATCAACTGTCGTGTGACCAAGATCGAGATTGGTGGTCCCCTGAAGAACCAGATAGTGGTAGAGGTAGTTGAAGATCTGTTTGACGTTGAAGTGGTTCAACAGGCGGACCCACCCCCGAGTGACTTCATACTGCCAGTGCAGGATGTATTCCCGTTCTTAGCTGCTGATCAAGCTGCTTTTGAGCCTCCGTTCGTATTGATGAGGTTCAACCCGTTCCCGAACAACATCCCAAGGATTGCCACCATGGCAAGACGGGAGACGGGAGCACCAACTGAATATGAGGTGATCCGTCGTACTCGTACACCACCAGCAGGGTTCAGTGGCGGGTACACAAGCACGGACTTTGTAACTGGTGGGTTCATGACAGTTGGCCTTCTGCGAAACGTAGAAACCAATTGGCGCAGCGGAAACGGCTTATTCAGCATGCAACTCGATCCTATCGGAGCTGAGAGTCTTGACTTCCTGATTGACGTTTATTCACCGACAGCAGGCGGCGGTGGTACTGGTAATGCTTCCGGCATTGCAGTTATCAGCCCAGGTTTGGTTGACGAGGAATGGGTCGCCTTTTCAGAGATAGTGGATGATCTAGGAGGCGTCAGAATAGAAGGGTTGTGGCGAGCGTGCATGGACAGTCACATGGAAGCACACTCTATCGGGGCCCGTATCTGGTTCATCTGGACAGGTGGCCTGGGTATGGGTGGTGAACTCTACGCTGAAGGCGATGGCGTCGAGATGAAGTTCCTACCGCGGAGTCCGACTGACGAAGTGTTAGAGGGTGACGCCATAGCCCTGCCAGAAGTGTTAATGGCTTCTCCAACCACTCGGAATGCTCGACCACTCTGCCCAATTGAGCTAGCGTTTAATGGAGTGGAGTACTCAACAGCTCCAGTTGATGCAGACACCGTCATTACCGGCGCCCCAGACTTCCTTGGTATTCTGATGACGCCGAAGCACCGCTTATGGAGGACTCAGTCTATACTTCTACAAGTGATGGGTTTGGATGTAGATGGATCAGGTTGGACTTCTAATGAGATAGACAATGAGAACATGCTTATATCAGCGTGGCTGCACGATCTAGACCAATTCCCGGCAGCTGATCGAGGAGATGCAGTCTCAACGGTCATTGACCAAAGCGTGGGGACAGCAGGCATAACGTTCGACTTTCCAAAGGCGGATATGTTAGCGGCAGGAGTGACTGGAACTGGCTTTAACGCCCGAATTGAGGTGGAGAACATACACAGTCCACCGGGGCAGCTTCCGGATCAGCTACAACTGAAGCCTCAGTTCTTCGACTTTGAGGTGATTGGCGTCTTTTCGATAGAGTTAGAAGACATCGCGCTACTGCTGCACATGAATGGTGCTGACGCGACCACTGTATTCCAGGATCACAGCATATTCAATGACTTCGTGGATGCAGGTAACGATGCCCAGGTGGATACTGCCGAGAGTGTGTTTGGAGGAGCAAGCCTGTTGTTGGATGGCACGGACGACTTCATAACAACGCCAATGCGCAACAACTTTGACTTCCAAAGTGACTGGACGATTGAGGGAAGGTTCCGTTGGACGGCTTTCAATGGTCAGTTTGAGACCTTTATCGGCCAGTTCGATGGCGCGGAAGACAACGCACAAGCTGTAGGGTACAATAGTGGGAACGACTTCTTCCAGGTTCTGTACAGCCCTACTGGCGGGGGAAGCCTGTCTATTAGTATCACGGATACGGTCTTTGTACCCACACTGAACCAGTTCTACGCGATAGCGATAACCCGGAAGGGTAATGACTATCTCGTGTTTATTGATGGAGTCCAACATGGTAGCACGGTGACTAGTGCTGTGGTCTGGAATCGCGGTGGTGGTGACCTGACTATCGGCGTTTTGAGCGCAGCAGGAACACCATCAAATGAGTTCAACGGCCACATTGATGAGTTAAGGCTCATGGGTGTGGCAGTACGTCTTGAGAACTACACAGTGGATACAGCTGAGTTCTTCGGGGCCGAGATTGCAGAACCCCTCCTGTCAGGCCACAACGGCGCGGACGCTGCTACCACGTACGACAGTGAAGATCTGAATGCTTGGGCTTACACCTTCGGAGCCACCACTGAGTTGGACACAGCACAGCAACAGTTCGGTAGTGCTAGTCTGTTGTGTAACGGTGTCAATAACCTTACACCGGCAAGTGCGGATGGTATTTGGTTACCAGGGACACTTAATCCAAGTGCTCCGCTACCACAATTTGAGTTTGGGAAGGACGACTTTACTCTGGAGGCCTTTATAAGGTTCGCCACCTTACCGGGTAGTACAACTGATGGCATGGCTGTCATGTCGAAGTATAATCGACCGAGCGGTAATACTGTTGACTGGTTCTTCATCTTTACCGGAGCGGACGACCTGAACTTCAACTATTGGGATGGGGGCAACATAGCTTCACCAAGCGTGGGTTTAACAGGAGATCCAACCATTGCGATTGATACTTGGTATCACGTCGCATTCTGTCGCGAAGGTGACAACGGCTCCCTATTCTTTGATGGCAACCGTCTGGCATTTGACGCGACGATGTTTACTGGCAATGGCCCGATCGTGAACAACACATCGAACCCCATTGCTCTTGGTAGGATCTACGATGCGAGTGTAGTGACACGTATTCGTGCCCTTGACGGCTGGCTCGATGAAGTCAGGATCAGTAAGAGGGCAGTTTATAGCGGTGCTACGTACACCATCCCGGCAGCTGAGTTCCCTCGGACGACAGTCCCAACAGTAGCGAGTGTCGCAGAGTCCTTGTTGTGCCACTTCGATGGTGAAGACGGACAGACACTGTTAGTCAAGAGTGACGATAAGAGGGGAGCACCCCTGGTTATGCAAGGCCAGGCTCACCTTGATACGGCGGTAGTTAAGTTTGGAACAGCCAGCTTAGAGTTGGATGGGGCAGGTGATCATGTATTAACTGGCCGCAGCGCCCTGCTGAGTGGATTTGGATCGGGTGACTTCACGATCGACTGTTGGATACAGCTGGACGATCTAATTGCTAGCGGCCCAGACGACGGACAATGTTTTATCAGCCATTACGACCCGAGTGGCAATCAGAGAGGGTGGGTTTTTGGAACGGACAAAGCTTTAGGTGCTCTGCAGTTCATCTGGTCAGTAGATGGAATCGCAACTCAAGATGCCTTTGTAGCGTGGGTACCGAACACAGCTCAATGGTACCATGTAGCGGTGGTCAGAGCAGGAGCAGTCCTACACCTATTCATTGACGGCATCGATCAGACACTGGATGGGGCTAGTGATAGCATTTCTGGAGACTCTCTTTTCTTCCCAGACCGGCGGTTGAGGATTGGTGGTCTGGATGCCAGTGGAGCTGCAGCAAGAGAGATTGATGGTCGCATAGACGAGTTAAGGATCACTCGGACAGCGGAGTGGACTGCGAACTTCACCCCAGCAACAACACCGTATCCGGACCCGTAATGCTAGATCACAGACTAGAGGACCTTACACCGAAGTTCAGACTGAAGCTGTTGTTTGTCTTTGAACAGTTGGCTAAGAAAGGGATTGGTTTCGAGTTGTTTGCAGCTTTACGAACCCCAAGAGAACAGGCTGAGCTGTGGATGAAATCACGGTCAGAGAGCGAGATAGCGGGTGCGCAACAGAAATTGACCAAGCAAGACGCCAGCTGGCTTGCAGGCATAATGAAGGAGACACACCGCCCCTACGGCAGATGGGAGACGAACAACATACCGGGGTTATCGTGGCATCAGTGGGGAGAAGCTGTCTCGATACGGGTATTAAGTGATACGGGACGGGTTGTCTGGAACCCGAATAATAAGGGATATAGAACACTAGCCGAGCTGGCCCAGATGGTTAAGCTAACGCCCGGATTCTTTTGGAAGCATCGGGATGTGGTGCACATTCAGCTAAGACCCGATGCAGTACGTGCGTACTACACATGGCCTGAGATAGATCGCGAGATGAAGACCAAGTTTAGTTGGGATAGGAGTCAAGCCAATGATGGATAAGGTAATGATGTTCGGCTTCGGCATAGTCCTCTTGGGAGGGCTTGGCTGGATGTTCAATCATCAGATCCAGGCTCGAGTTGCAGCCGAGACGACTTCCCGCTTGGCAGTTGCAGGTCAAGAAATCGCTGAGCGGGAAAGAGACAAGATCAGAGAGTCTCTTGAGAACGAGAAGGTGAGATCAGCGGTGCTGGCAGTAGAACTGGAGACAGCGCGAGTGGACGAACAGGCAGCGATCTTGATACTCCAGGACACAGGCAGGATAGCCAGTGCACTAGCGGGACGCCCAGGCCTAATGCAGATAAGAGCAAGAGCAGCCACGACTAAGGTGTGGGAGAAGATAGAGGAGGAGGCCAATGCGCGTCCTGACCCTGTTATCAATTAGTCTACTGATGGGCTGTGCTGCAAAGCCGGCTGACATCGTGATCGAAGAGAACCAAACACCAGTCGTGTGCGTTCAAGAACCAAGAGTGGACATCATAGACATTCACGACACACCACCAACCAGCGTACTGAAAGAACCCTTCATAATAGACACAGATGGACGACCCACAGCGGTTAACCCAGCTGCGGAATGGGGATGGTGGTTTGATTCCGAGCTGTACGCTGCTCTTGCCGAAAATTTACAGGCGATGAGGAAGAATTCAAGGCAGCTTCGTTCAGTCATTGGGTACTACAAGTCTTGTATGGATGATCACAACGAGGCCTTAACGGCCGAGGAGTAGAGATGGGCAAGGTAATCCAAGAGTTTGGCAAGCAGATCGTTGCAGGGGCCGTAGTTGTTGGCCTCGTCTGGTTCTTCATGGCCCCGGGATCTTTTGTCCTGGTTGCTGGAGGGTTCGTCGCTGGTGCACTCGCCGGCAACTACTTCCCTGCGCTGGAGGCCAGAGCTGAGGCGCTCATAGCCAAAGGAAAGTAACACTACCACCCCTTTCAGGGGAATAGACGGGGCCGGTATGAAAACCGGCTTCTTCTTTGTGCGGGTGAAATGGACTCTAAAAGAATAAAAACGGTTCCAGAGATCAACCTGAAGCCGAATCCATATTTCGAAGACACTGACGCTCCGTATCTGTACCAGAAGCGGATGATCTTGATGATGCTCACCCGACCGCGGATGATCAATGGTGACGACGTGGGCTTGGGGAAGACCCTCGAAGACCTGGTCATGTTCACCTACCTGAAGGCAGCGAGACCAGACACGAAGATGTTAGTGCTGACAGAGAAGCTCGCTTTCAAACAGTGGTTAGAGGAACTAGACAAGTTCACTGTAGGTCTAACGGCGAAGATTATTACTTCTGCGACACACCCGAAGGCTGCTGATCGGACACGAGCATACCGACAACACGGCGCGGACATACTGATTACCGGTTACGGTCAGATGTACAACTATAGCCACCACATATTAGAAGGATTGGGGAAGAGATGGGTATTTTCAGCAGACGAGCCAAACTACTTCAAGAACTCAGAGACTCTCCTGTACAAAAACGTGAGGGGCATTACAGTCGGAGATATAAAGGCGCGCCCTTACCGGATTATCCGATCGAAGTTGAGGGACGGGACGAACGAGGACAAGTACCACCCCATCCAGCATGGCGAGATCGCCTCGCGCTCATATGGGCTAACCGCAACCGTCATAGAGAATCGTCTTGAAGAAGCCTTTGGAGTCTTCTCTGTAGTAGCCCCTAACTGTTTTCAAAGTAGCCACCAGTTCCAGAAAGACTTTTGCAAGATGCGTCGCATTAAGCGGGGTATCCGGATAGTCACTGGCTACAAGAACCTTGACAAGTTTCGCCGGCAGATCCAGCCATTCTTCTACGGACGCTTGCAGGACGACCCAGAGGTCGAACAAGAGCTGCCTGACGTGATCACTAAAGACGTTCCAATAGTCTTAGGGAAGAGACAATCGTTGAAGCTCCTTGAGGCCATGGATCGCATCATTGAGATGCCAGACGGCAACATCAAGGCTGTACAGATCCTGCCGAGTATGATATTAGCGCAGCAGCTAGCCGATGATCCAAGAGTGTTGGGCTTTGATCTCGAGTCAGCTAAGATGGATGCTCTGAAAGAGACTCTGAGTAATAGTTTGAGAGGCGAACGGGTCTTGATCTTCTCGAAGCTGAGGCGGGTGATAGACTCGATCGAGAAGGAACTACAGAAGATGCGCATCGATTGCGTGAGAATAACTGGCATGGAGAACGATGCTCAGAGGGAGAGATCCAAAGAGAGGTTCATGAGTGATGGGCCGGACAGGTGCAACGTCCTATTGGGTACACGAGCGGTGATGAAAGCGGTTAATTTGCAGAAGGGAGGGTTTCTATTCTTCTTTGACATACCGTGGTCGTACGGTTGGTACCGACAAACGATTGGCCGACTGAAGAGGACTGGTTCGAGTCATAAGTCCATCGCAGTGTTCAGGATGCTGGCTTGTCTACACCCGGATGTGGCAGCTAAAGTCGGGACTGACCACACAATAGACCACTATGCTGTAAAGACCATAATGAAGAAGTTCAAGCTGTGGCAAGCAATTACCGGGGATGTGAAAGAGATTGACAGCGTGACCTCAGATGTGGTTGACATCTTCCGACAGATCAAGGCATCGTATAAACATTCATGAGAACTAGAATCGATGTGTGTGAAGAGCGGGAGCTGTGTGGCTTAACAGGTCACCGCCTGGTCGAAGGGGTGATGGTACGGTGTCCTTGTCGCGAAGAGGACGAGAGGGAGCGAGTACTTGGCATGATGTATGCACCCGACATCCTGGAGTCCACACAGCTAACCGAGAAGAGTTCCTCGAATATCATCATTGAAGGCCCACTAGCAAGCATCCGTAAGCACGTGGGGCGAGTGCTTCTTGATCTCATCAAGAACCCAGCTAGGTCGTGGTTATCAATGGATGCTTATCGCCTCATCGAGATCTTCTTGGG